TCAATCCAACTGTAGAGAATGGTAAAGATTTAGTGAACAAAGTAAAAAGGCGAGAATATTTTAGACCATTCGCGGCTACAATAATGAAAGAATATGCACACGATTGGTTTGATATGAAAGGATTAAAAGAATCTCCTAATATGATGTATGCTGTTAATGTTAAAGAAGATAAGAAAGATTTAATACCGGCAGTATTACACGTAGATGATACTTGCAGAATACAGACTGTGAGCAAAGAAGGTAATGAGCATTTCTATAATCTCATTGGGGAATTTTGGAAACTGACAGGTATACCATTATTGTTCAATACTTCATTTAATTTAGCAGGTGATCCTTTAGTGGAAACTCTTGATGATGCTCTAAAAGTTTTAAATGATTCTGAGATGGAATATTGTTATATGCCAGAATTGAATAGTTTAATTAGATTATAAGGATAAAATATGAGTAGTCAGTGGATTGCAGGTATAGCACGAGGTCATAATGCCGGTGTTTGTTTATTGAAAGATGGAGAGATTGTTTTCTCAATAGAAGAGGAGCGATTGACTCGACAAAAATATGATGGCGGACCGTATAGGTCATTGATGAAAATTCTAGATTATACGGACAAAATAGATTTGTTAGTTATTGCTCATACCCAACCAGATATCAGCCGAATTGATTTTAGGGGCGGTGATATATGTTCTGGACTTGCAAAAAAATTAGGTTTAATTGAGGATGTTCATTGTGATGACCCAAATCCATCGACTCAAGTATTGGATTTGCACAAATGGCATCACAAGATGCACGCCTCTTGTGCTTTTTATCGTTCAGGCTTTAAAGATGCTGTAGCAGTTATTGTTGATGGTGCTGGAACATTTATTGGGGTGAATATGGAAGAAGGATTAAATAAAGCAACGGATGAAACGGCTTGGGAATTAGAAACTATATTTGATTGTTCTTATCCAGATAATTTCAAAACTCTCTATAAACATCTAGCTGGTAGAGGACCTTGGAAAGGTGTTTGGGTAACAGAACAGGACTCTAGTCGAGAAGCTGAGGAAGGAACTCACGAATTAATCGTTGATGACTGTGCTGGAATTGTTAAATGTTATGAAGCCGTAACTCAATATTGTGGATTTCATCCTATTGAAGCAGGTAAGACGATGGGTTTATTTCCATATGGTGAACCAGCAGATTATTTTCCACCCATTTACTCAGACGCCGGAGGAGGCTCTTGGAAAACCGGAGATAGAAATTTAATTATTCCAACATATCCTAATGGAGCATTGGTGAACGAAGGACGTTGGGAAAAATTAAACACTACTCCGGAAGAACTAAAAGGCGATGTAACTTTGCTTCAGAATCGTAGGGATATGGCATATGCTGTTCAGAAAGAATCACAACAAATGGTTCTTGATTTGATACGCAAAGCAGTTAAGAAGAGTGGTAGAAAAAATGTTGTTATCTCTGGAGGATATGGACTTAATTGTGTCGCTAATTATTGGTATCTAGATCAATTAAAAGACGAAGATATAAATCTCTATGTAGAACCTATCTCTAATGATGCGGGAACGGCAATGGGGGCCGCACTTTTGGCTCACTATGCACTCACAAAAGATACGAAAGTAAGACCATTTGGAGAGAATCTATGTTTGGGACCAAATGTAATGCAACCTAAAGAAGAAATTATTGAAATTGCAGAAAAATATGGGGCAACTAATATATTTGAAAAACAATATGCACCTGATGCAGTTAAATTGATTTTAAAAGGAAACATCGTGACCTTGTTTCAAGATCGGTGTGAGAACGGCCCGAGGGCTTTGGGCAATCGTTCTATCCTATATGATCCACGAACGGTTGAAGGAAAAGACTACGTAAACTCTGTAAAGAAAAGGGAGTACTTTCGACCGTTTGCTGGATCAATTCTACACGAACACGCACACGACTGGTTTGATATGAGAGGAATGGAAGAATCTCCTCATATGATGTATGCGATGTATTGTCAATCAGAAGAACTTGCAAAACAAATTCCTGCTATTATTCACATAGATGGGACTTGTAGAATCCAGACTGTTAAAGAACATCAAAATCCAATTTATTATGAAATAATTAACCAGTTCTATAAAGAGACTGGTGTTCCAATTATTTTCAATACATCTTTCAATCTTGCTGGAGAACCTCTTGTGGAAACAATTGATGATGCTCTTAGAACATTACACAATTCCGACATCGAATATCTATATATACCAGAGAAAGACCTAATCATTGAAATAGCAAACAAAAGGTGAAATATGCCAAGATTTAAAGGGAATGAAGTTGCAGAAATACGATATACTCCTATGGGAGCAAAGGATGAAACCTTATATGAAGGAGATCCAGATTTTATCCCCGATTTCGCGGAGGACGTAGAACAGATGGAAAATATTGATGCGCCTATTGCGGCAGAATTTGAAGACCCACCAAGGAAGATGACTAAAGAAAAGAAAGACATTCCTCTTCCTGAGAGTGAACCTATACAAAAATTAACTATCGTAACTGGAGGTGCAGGTTTTATTGGTTCGCATTTAATTAAAGAATTGAATAACCGAGGACGAGAAGATATATTGCTTGTTGATGATTTGACGGACCCTCGTAAATTAAATAATATTAATACATTAAAATTTCAAGATTACGTTGATAAGAGTAAATTTATAGAAGTTTTTAGTTTTCTTGCTGAGAATAAAATGGTCGAACGGATCTATCATCTAGGTGCTGAAAGTTCTCGTTTATGTACAGATGGTAAATATTTGATGGAAAATAACTATCAATATACGTGCAATATTATGGACCTTTGTCATTTACACAAAATTCCTCTCGTCTATGCTTCAAGTGCTACAGTATATGGTGATCAACATACCTGCCGGCCTGTTACGAGATCATTTAATGATAAATCGGATGATTATAAGCCCGAAAGTTATTATGCTTTGAGCAAACTTCTAATCGACAAATATAGTCGCAAATTCCATTTACCAAATGCGAAAAGTATGATTATTGGATTGAGATACTTTAATGTCATACCATTTCGTTGGATGAGAGAACAATTTGAGAACTATGGATATATAGAATTATTTGAAGGCTCAAAAGAATTCAAGCGTGATTTTATTCCCGTTGAAGAGGCCGTTAAGTGGACAATAAACGCAATGGAATCACGCCTACCAGGCGTTTATAATGTAGGAACAGAAAAAGAAAGATCATTCTATGATATTGCCGCGGACATATTAGAAGAGGAATTTAGTTCAGACGAATCTAATATTAAATATATTCCGATGCCTGAAGATATAGCACAAGGCTATCAAAAATATACTCTAGCAGATATGACTAATTGTTGGATTTTAGAGAAGAAAGGAAATCCAGGGGCATAATTATAAAAAATATTCTAATGTATTTCGTGTTTGTTCATCCTTAATAGCAACATCAAGAAATCGTTTAATTGCATATAATTCTAGCATAGGCGCCCCTCTACCACTAGTCTTAAATTTACGTATACCTAAATTATATAAAACACTTATCTCATCTTTTGTATTCACTAAAATATCAAGTTTCCATTTCCCGTTTTTTCCCATAATAGATTTTTCTCTAGGACATAATTTAGAGAACAATTCTTCTTCTTTATCCATAATATCGCTATCTCGATCTTCAATAGGTAAATTATGGTGAGCATTTAGATCATAATGTAAATCTCTTACCGGACAATTTCGTGTGCATCTTTCATCAATTAACACTTCAATTCTGCTTAAATCTTTTATTTGACTAATAAAATCGATCTCGTTATTATCATCAGGATGAAGCACAACATAATCATATGCATCTAATAATTGATTATAATAATCAACAGTCCTTTTATTTGGCTGGTCTTTGGTTACTTTAACTATTGATGATTTGGTTTTTAATTTGGGATATGTTTTCCTAATGTACTTATGAAGCCGCTCATCAGTTATAATAACTCCGTCTCCTTCTAGTAACATTTCTAATGCTTGATTTGATGTGGGATCATCTAAGTAGTCTCCAGCCAAATAATTAGTACAAGTAATATATCTCTGAGCATCTATACTTTTATAATATGGTATAGTATGATGATTAATTCCAGAATCTTGATAATGAAGAGGTCTTCCACCATTCCATATCATTCCCCACGGAGCACCATAAAATGAATCTATTGGGAGTTTAAAATTAAATTTAGTTTGGGCGTGTTTCTGGATATTACTTACACCTACATTGTTTATAGCTGATCCAAATAATATAGGTAATGTAAAAGTTGCATTTTCAAATCTAATCGGAGTTGTGTCCATCATTCTCCAGTTAATACATCTAATATTACTTGTTTCATTTCCTCGTAGTCTGCTCCGTGATGTGCTCCATTGACATCAGCTACCTTAACTACCGAATATTGCTTTAACGCTTCATCCAAACGTTTTGCATATCTATTACTTCTACGTTCATTGATGGGTACCCAATCATTTTCCATTTTAAACCTCGCAATCACCGTTATTATATAAATAGTAGTGAGAAGTCTCTACCACATTTATTTATACATCATTTTGAAAACTCAGGTAGAGACGGAAAACACATAAATAAAGATAAGATAACAATAAAAAGAGGAATAATAAATGGAAACAATGTTAGCCCTATTTGGTGCGAAATGGTGCTGTGTATTTGCATCGACCGCTGGAGGAGTGACTAATGGATTAGTTCATACTTGGACAGGATGGAAATCTGAACTAAAAAATGTAGGCCTTGCGGCAGCTGTAGGATGGATAGCCGCAGAATTTGCAATACCAGCATTAATGGAATCATTTGAATTTGGTCCATATACTGCTCTTGCAATAGCATTTATGATTGGCTATATGGGTATCAGATTACTGCCCCATTTAGAGAAAAAAATTACGAAAAAACTTGATAAAGCGATAGACAGTATTGACAAAGATTAAATTAAAAAGGTTGTAATGGCTAAATTACAAAGTGTAGACGATTTAAGAGATTATGCGTATCGTAAACTTGGAGCTCCGAAGATTGAGATCCAAGTGGACGATACACAAGCATATGACAGAATAGATGATGCTCTTCAATTATTCGTTGAGCGGCATTTTGATGGTGCTGAAGAGAAATTTCTAACCATTGAATTTACTGCGGATGACGAAACAAACGAATATTTAACATTGGATGATGATATCGTAGCGGTGACAAGAATTTACGAGCCCGGTAGATATTCTTCTGAGGCGATGAGTGATGTCCGTTACAGAATTATGGCAGACGAAATGTTCGATATGACTAAGATCAATATGCAATATTATGAAATAACGATGGAACATCTTGAAATGGTAAATAGTTATTTCAGGTTAGATAGAACATTTACATTTAATAAAGCTAACCATCGGCTCTACTCTCATTCAGGAAAAATCATTGAAGGAAACAAAATTCTTTTACGAGCGTGGAAAGCCCTAAGACCTGATGAATCTTCATCTTATGCGTTAGATGTTTTCAACGATGAATGGATTAAAAAGTACGCCACTGCTCAAATTAAACAGCAATGGGGAGCAAATATGAAACAGTTTGATGGAATGCCATTACCAGGAGGAATAACAATTAATGGACAACAAGTTTGGGATGAAGCGAAAGAAGAGATTGACAAACTCGAAGAGGAATTTTCACTTAATTACGAACTTCCAGCTAACTTTATAGTGGGGTGATCTTGTGGGTATGTTCGACAATATGTCCAAATCTCCAATGGTTAAAGATATTGTGGAAGAGGTTGTCGCAGTAGTTGGATTTACCGCGAAATATCTTCCTCGTCAATATAGTACGGCGCTTGATCCTATCTTCGGAGAAGATCCATCATCGTTTTTTGATACAGTATGGACTTTTAATGTCCTCATAGATGATTATCAAGAGTATGGTGATGTAGGAGATTTCTATGGTAAATTTGGTGTACAAGTTACCGATGAAATGAAAGTGTCTTTCACAAAGAAAGACTTTGCAGAACAAACAGTAGCAACGGATGATGATACTCCTATTGCAGGTGATCTATTATATTTCTCGGATGCTGAAGCATTATTTGAAGTAACATTTGTCGGTAACGATTCTTCATTTTATCCAGCGCCAGAAGGTCCCCAACACGTTTGGACACTAACGCTTAAACCTTGGGAATATGGTGGTGAAGATATTGATGTTGCAGATGCAGAAATAACCGCAGTGGAAACAGAGATAGAAGCGGCAGTAAATGCTGAATTAGCAACTCCTGATTGGGATACTATGGATGATGATATTCTAGACCTATCAGAAATGAACCCATTTGGAAGTACATAATTATGTTTGGAACAACTTGGTATCACGGAACAACAAAAAAATTAATAGTAGCTTTCGGATCCGTATTTAATAATATTCACGTTCAACGAACGGAGGCAGATGGTACACTCATTAAAGACATACAAGTACCTCTGGCTTATGAGTCTCGAAAGAAATATTTAGCACGATTAATTCAAGACAGTAAAAAGAACAGACAAGTTCCACGAATGGGATTTATTATGACTGGTATGGTGGCAGACTATTCTCGGTCTCCGAATCAAATGAATGAATATAAATTCAATCAGGCGGCTAATCCCAATAAAGCAACTCTTTTGCATACTCCTATTCCATATAACTACTCATTCACTCTTGACGTTTATGTGGATTATATGGATGATGGACTTCAAATAATTGAACAAATTTTACCTTATTTTCAACCAGACTTCAACATAGTAGTCGAAGAAATTCCAGCATTAGAGTTAAAAAGAGATATTCCCATCGAATTGACTGGATTAACTTTGGGTGATGAATTTGAGGGAGATTTTTCAGAACAACGAATAGTCAATTGGAATTTAGAGTTTGAAGTAAAAGCGTGGCTCTATCCGCCCACACGAGAACAAGATATTGTCAAAGAGGTTGAGATCAGCTATTCGACTCCTGATGTCGTAGATGAAGAAAATAAACCTCTTGAGCGGGGATGGTTTGAACTAGGACCTGGTGTAGAATGATTACTTTCTCAAAATATACAGAAATAGTCAATGCTATTGCTACCAAGCTAAAGACTACAAAGGATGCCGCTAATAATGCTCTCATAAAAGCACAGCAAAAGGGGATTGATCCTCTGAAATGGCAGAAGAATCTAACAATATTGAAATCATTTATTCAAATAGTTGCAGATTATGACCCGTCAATTGATGAAAGATTGATGACGGATAAACAACAAGTTGGTCAGATGAATCATTATTGGAAAAATATGTCTCATCCGCTAGTTTCTGATAAGGAGAAAAAGAAAAGTATGGATGATAGATTTGGTATCAAAAATATCAAACTTGATAAATATGGAAATATTATATCATTTGACAAATATAAACGAGGTAGATTTGAAGATATAGATTATGAAAAAGATCACGGAGAAGAAAAGCGTTAAAGAAAAATTAGATGCAGAATTAGAGGTCGCTGAAGATATTATAGCAGATTTTGAATGTCCAGATGTTGGCACTATTGAGATTGACAAGCGAATTGTAAATACACGAAGAGAACGAGGTCTTGCTCCTAGAACGGAAGTGCTATCAGATCCAGATAGTGGTGATCTCGGAGTAGATTATCAATATGCTAGAGAAAATCTATATAATCTTATAGAGAGAGGTAATGATGCACTAGAAGGTATTCTTGAACTTGCAAA